CCCCTCTATACCGAATTTTTTTCGTGCCGGGGGTCGCGTTATAGATTTGTGTCGTTCTAATTCGACGAACACCCAGCAGGCGGCCAGGCGCGTTAGAAATATCGGTCGTCACGATTTTTTTGATTGCCAGGGCGAGCTGATCGCGTTGACTCTCGACTGGCTCAATCCCAGCACTGCGAATCACTGACAGAATTTCATCCGTCACTGAATTACCCCATGTCGCGGGAATCAACGAGCCAACGACACCAGTAGTCGTATTTTCATCAACAAACTTGCCATCCACCAAACCCACGTTTGGCACGCTTTTCGGATAGTCCATTACTCAGAAACCCCATAGTTAATAAATTCAAGTGCATGCGCAGGCGCACTGCGACGGATAACGCACTCCAAAGCGCCGCTAGGATTGGCCCCGAAGTGCTCCCCCCAAAAACTGGCACCAAAACGGCGGCCAAGACGACGACGCGGGCCGGTGTTGAGCGTCCACATGAATTGCGCCGACCATGTTCCGAAATGATCACGACCAAATCGGGCACGCCCAAAGCGCGGCGCCCGATGCTCAGTGATCGTCGCGTGTGGGTAGCCTTGCGTAATTGCCAATTCAATGAAGAACGCCCGGCTTTGCCCGCCTACCTCAAGCAAGCGGCGGCGCACTGCTAGCTGGCGATCTTCAAAAGCCGGGTTCTCGCCCATACACGGGTCTGGCAGATCCATTACCCGCTCCCAATCGGGCACCAGCTCGCGCACGGTATCGGGGAACATTTCGTTGAACAGATCGTTAAGGCGCTGATCCTCTCGCGCCAGCTCTTCGGCCGCATTGGTCAGCAGGTCACGAATCGCCGGCACCCGCTCAACATCCCACGCAGGCCCCGGCGGCAGCAGCGCAACAAGCTGGCCGTAGTAGTCGCTTGCCTCTCTTACTGCCATACGATGCCTCCAAAGGTCAGCAGCTCATTGCCCGCCGCCGGCACGTCGTCGAGCGGCGAAAAAAGCTTGTGATCCTTTTCGCCCGCCGCGCCGCTGATCGCCTCGCGAATGTGCGTCGACAGCAGTGCGACGCCCAGGTCGGCTTCGCGGTTGTGCAGATCCACCAGTGCGGCTTCCACTGCCGCGCGCACCGCGCCCGTGTCCGGGGTCAGCTTGATTCTGTAAGGAACCGGTTTTTCTAAGGGAGCCAATACGGCCAGCTCGGCCGTGACCGGGCGCTCGTTATTGATATAAGCGAAGGCTTGGGCCAGCGCTTCGGGCGTCGGGATCGGGTCGATATCGCCATCGCGCACAATGAACACCGCGACCGTGCCCGGCCCCATCCAATGCCGCGCCACCCAGGCGCGGGTCACGCCCGGCACTTCAAGCGCCCAAGTTTCATAGTCGGACTTGCTACCGCCATGGGCGACAACCTTGTACGAACGAATCACCCGGGCGCGCAGCGTCTCGAGACTTTCCGCTTCGGTGCCGGCGGTCAGCCCGGGCGCTAACACGGTGAAGGTGTCCGACACGCCCAGCACGGGCGACACGGTGCGCAACGTGGTGCCGGCCGGCGTGTTGCCAAGCTGGCCCGCGTCGACCGCCTCCAGCGTGGCCGCACCGGTTGGCCCGGTCAGTGTTACGGGTAACGACACGCGGAAGCGCTGACCATCGCCGCGCTGCAACAGCGTGCCGGCATCGAGCACAGCACCGGACGCGCCGGCAAAACTGGCCGGCCCCTTGGCGGCCACGGCCGGCAACTGGTCGCGCTTGAGCCTGGCCCGAGCCATGCGGCGCAGCGTGTCTTCGTCTGCCGTATCAGGAAGGATTTGATCAGCGATATACGCCTGGTGGCCGTACCGGCCGTAGGAGGCCGCCGCCAGCACACGGGCCAACACCTCAGCATCAGAGCGCAGCAGGGCGCTAGACCCCGCCAAATCGCCTTGGGCACGCAGGATCAACGCCGGCAGCGTTGGGGTATTAAACGGCATGGATCACCTGCCAAAGGTCGTCTAGAAAAAGTTCAAGGGTTGCGCCGTCGCGGAAAGTCAGCACGACATGCAGTGTCAGACGATCGTTGCCGCGCGCGGCCGTGATGGCGACGTCGATCACGCGGCCGTCGTCGAGCATCCATTGCAGCGACTCACGGGCATACGCCACCGCATCGCGCTCGGTCTGCGCGGTCAGCGAGCGGCGGCGCAGCAGCCACAGCCGCGAACCGATTCGGTCATTGACCAGGCTGGGGAAACTGTCGCCCCACCACCCCTGTAACTCCGCATCGTCCACCGCGTCGTCTGCGCCGGCCCGGCGCCAGGTCAGCAGGCTGATCACCGCCGCGCGGCGCCAGGCGCTTTCGGTCAGGTCTTCATTGATCAGATTCACCGGTCACGCTCCCACGGGCTTATTGGTCGAGCCATTGCCCGCCTGCACACCGTTGTGAACGTGTTGCATCTGGCTGATGCCACCGGCCACCTGGTCGCCCTGGGAAACGATCTTGCCGGTGGTAGTGATCAGCGGCGTGTCGAAGTTCACCGCCGTTTGCGCCTTGACCTTGAGCGTCAACGTCTCGATTTCGATCACTCGGCCGCGCTTGAAATGCAGCTTGTCGCCTTCGTCGGTGTACAAAGCCACTTCACCCGGCGCCGTGTTCTGCAAACGAAAGCGCCGATCTCCGGCGCAAATGATTACCCCGTGTGAACGGTCGCCGCCGAAGAACGCGGCCAGCACCTCGGCGCCGGCCTGGGGGTTGGACGTGAACCCGTAAGGTTCGAAGTGTTCCATGCCGTCCTTGACTTCGCCGGCCAGCAATTTGACCTGCATGCCCTGCATTTTTCCGGCGGCATTGACCAGGCTGACGACACCGCGCGCCAGTAGATTTTTTAGGCTCATTAGTCAGGCTTCCAGTCAGCGGGGATCAAGTATTCGAAGTTGTCCGCCTTGCCGCCCTTCTTGAGCTTGCGCGCCTTGTGCGGATCTTTCGGCTCAGGCAGAAAGGCTTCCATCGGCCCCACGGTGATATTGCAAATCGTGCCCCCCTCGTCGAGGACGTATTCGACTTGGCTGATCAACATGTCCCGATCAAAGCCCAGCAAGGGGTCGCGGACGTGGACGATGGTGTTAACCGTCCACAGTGCGCCGTTCGACTGCCGCCACCCTTGCACCTTGTATTGCGTCATCAGCGCCTTACCGATGCGGTTGCCGCGCTCCCAGTTGGCCCGGGCATTGGCCAGTTCGTCGGTCATCTGGCCACTTTCATGGATCAGCAACACACGACGGCGCGGCGACCGTGGGTCGGTGACGCTGGCCTGTACCTCGGAAGCCTTGTCGGCATCTTCGTTGTCTGCGCGCTTGCGTTGCCCGACCACGCGGTATTCGGAGAACACCCCGGAAAAGTCAAAGCCGGCGCTACCGGTCAGGATATTTTCGCCCAGCTCAAGGCGGTCGACCGCACGGCCACCGCTGCCCGGCTCGACGATCACCAGGCGGCCCCGGCCGTCGTCGGTCGACAGCAGCCGCGACAGCGTCAACAACCGGTCGATGGACTCGAACACGGTTTCCCCGGGTTCGATGGTGTGATCGGAGATTTTCGACGTCTCGGGCACCTGGCTTAAGACTTTGATGCCGTACGGCGCGGCCAGTGCCTGGACGATGGCCTGCATGCTCTGCCCACTCCACTGGCCGGGCTGATTGACCGCCGAAGAGTCGACCAGATCCGACGTCAGCGAACGGCCGCCGATGCCTCGGGTTATCTGGCCGGCGTCATAGCTGACCGGCCGGGCGTAGACGTAACCGGTCAACACCAGGTCGGCACCGATTCGAACCTCTACCCGGGTGCCTTCCTTGATCGGTATTTCCGTGTTCTGCCCGGGCCATTTCCAGGTGATGCCAAGGTTAAAATCCCGCGCCTGGTTCTCGATGCTTGCGGTAATACTCACCGTTTTCCAGCCGCCATAATCCAGGCCGTTCGCGGTCAGCGTGACGGCGTTACTGTCATTCATCGGGGCTTACTCCTGGGCGACTTGCAACGGCAGCGGAGGCAAAAAACCCGGATGGGGCACTGCGTTACGGGTAACGATTTCGTCAGCCCGGGTTGCATCCCCGAACTGCCGATAAGCCAGCACGACCGCCGGCAGACTTTGTTTTGGTGTAACCGTGACCATGCGAACGCTGGCCCGGGCCACTTCGGTCAAATGCGCCTTGACCAACTTGCGCACGCTCTCCAGCCGTTCGAAGTGCTGGAAAGGCGCTACCAATGCGGCTTCCCACAACGCCGCCACCAGCGCATCACGCACCACCACGACGTCAGCGGCCGCCGGCACCTCGGGCCGCTGGATCGGTGCCGCCCCTTGTTGGGCAACAGTCGGCACACCAGGTAGCGGCGCCGCCGGCAACACCACCGGCATAACTGCCACCGTTCGCACGGCTGAGACGATCAGCACTTCGCGCACCAGATCCCGGACCGCCTGAACGGCCGCCACCGTTTCCACGCCGCCTGTAGGTGGCGGCAAGGCGGCAATGGTTTGGGCGCTTTCAACCTGGCTACTTGCCTGGCGTTTGGAAGAACTGAAACGGTCAAACTCTGCGTCGATGCCAGAGAACTGCGCGCCCAGCATGTCCGCCAGGCTGTCGGGGAAATTCATCACCATGTCAGCCAGGCCGGCCACCGAACCGATTAGGTCCGCGACCTGGCCAACTTCGCGCTGGATTGCCATTTGCACACCGGCCAAACCGTTTTGCAGCGCAACAATGCTCAGCTTCGCCTTGTTCACCAGGGCCATGGTTTGCTTGTAGCGCCGGACCACCGAGTCGAGCAGGCTTTCGTTCTCGTCTTCCAATTGACGCGACGTGTTCGGCACGCCGGCCGGGTAGCCCTTTTCCCCATCCTCAACGAAGGTCAGGTCGAAGACGACCATGCCGCCGTCACGGCGGGCATGCACCACTTCGCAATCCGTCGCGGTGACGGTCATCCGCCCAAACCAGGGATGGATCAACACCCCAGGCCCGGGCGTATTCAGCGCGTGCAGCAAGTTGTCGCGCTGAAAAAAACAGTCGTCGCCAATGACAAAACCGCTTTGCTTGATGATCCTGGTTTTCTCGCCCAGGTCTTCAACCATCGGTTTGTTGCGCTGGGGGTACTCGTGCGTTTGCGTTCGGCGCCCGACCGGCGTGCTGTCCGAGTCGACCCAAAAGGGCACGCCTCGGAAGGACGCCGGCTGTAACTCGTCACGCCAGGTCTTGTCCGTCATCGGGGTTATTCCTGCTTGGAAAGGCTGCGCGTGCCAACCTGAGACTTGACCTGCAAGCCGGGTTGATTGGTTTTGCTGGACTCCACGCGCAGACCGCCCGGCGCGTTCTCAAAGCGCAGCAATAAGGCGCCGTCCAGGTTGGTGCGCTGGTTGGCTGCGGTTTGCTGATTGAGCGAGCCAGGCGCCTGTAGCAATGCCTTGGGGTCCAGGCCGCCACCTTGGGTTAGGTTGCGCTGGGCCTGTAGGCTGCGCGCGTTCTCCGGCGCCCCAGGCTGCAAGAAACTACCGTCGCCGCCACCGGGGCCGACATTGCGCTCGCGCTGCTCTGCCGCCCAGGTGTCGACATTGCTTTTCGCCGTGGCAATGATCCCCGGGCCATCCTTGCCCCCGCCGAAGAAACTTAGGATCGGCTCCAGAATCGGCGCGATGCCATCCCACAAGTCCTGGAAAAACTGTTTGACCGGCGACCAGTATTTAACAACCTGGCCCAGTGGCGACCATTCGAAAATGGTGCCCATGAAATCCATGAACGGCGTGCTGTAAGCCTTGATCAATTCCCACAGCGAACCGAAGAACTCCGACAGCGCGCCCCAGTTGTTCACCACCAGGGCAATGGGCGTATAGGCCGCGAAGGTTTTCAGTACGTCCCACAACACCAGGGCCGGCGCGCGGATGCGCTCCCAAACAGCCTGGAAGAATGGCGCAACCGTTTGCCAATTTCCCATCAGCAAGCCCGCTGCAATGGCAATGCCCCGCACCACCAGACCAATCGGACTCATGGTGGCCACCGCGTTCATTACGCCCAGGGCGACGGTTGACGCGACGGTGGCGATCCGAAGGATTCCGAAGCCCACCGCCGCACCGATCAAGCCCTTAATCAGCCAGGGATTGGCCTCTGCCAGTTCTGATACACCGCTGATCAGCGGGCCGACCTGGGCCAAGAAGTCGTTAAACGGTGGCAGCAGCGCCGAGCCGACCGCGATACCCAAACCCGTGACGCGGTTCTGGAGAAGTTGCACCGCGTTCGCCGTAGTGGCCGAACGTGAGGCGTATTCCCTTTCCATCGAACCGGCGTATTCCTGTTCGTTGCGCACCAGCGCCATGTTCTTTTGCAGCGTGTCCAGATTGGTCAGCAGCGGCGCGATAGCCCCTACCGATTCCTTGCCAAACAACTGCGTCAGAACAGCGGCCTGCTTGCTTTTCTCGACCTTGGCAATCGACTTAAGCACCTTGTTAATGGTGCCCTCTGAATCCGTCGACATGCCTTTTGCAATGGCCGCCGAGTCAAGGCGCAATGCCTTAAAAGCTTCCTTCTGCGCCTTGGTGGCCGCCGTACCCGACGTCAATGTCAGGGCAAAGTTTTTCATGCCCGTCGCGGCCACGTCCTCAGCGATCCCCACACCGGCCAACGCGGCGCCCATCGCGGCAATCTGGCCGGCGTTAAGGCCGGCAATTTCGCCCAGTGGACCAATGGCGGTCACGATCTTGGAAATTTGCCCGGTGCTGGCCGCCCCGGTGTTGCCGAGCTGGTTAATCTTGTCCGCCAGGCTAACGACCTGCTCCTGGTTCAACTTAAACGCGGTTCGCCACTTCGCCATCATCGAGCCGGATTCCTCGGCTGTCTGATCGAAAGCTACGCCCATCTTTACCGCGTCTTCGGCAAACTTATTCAGCTCGGCCCGGGCAATGCCCGACTGGCCACCGGCCGCGACAATCGCCGCAATACCTTCGGCCGACATAGGCAAACGTTCCGACAGGTCAAGCACGTCCTTGCTCATTTGCTTGAACTGTTGCGGCGTGTCGAAGTTAACCACCTTCTTCACGTCGGCCATGGCACTCTCAAAGCCAATAGCCGCTTTGACACCCATGACAAACGGCGCAGCCATCGCGCCGCCCTGGAGCGCTTCCATAAAACTGATTTTGCCAAGACCGGAACTATTGAGTTGCTTGCGCAACCCCATGGCGTTTTTACGAACACCACTGAGCATCGGCGACAGTTTATCGACGCCGGTAATAAGCGCCTTTAACTGGAACTTATCGGACATTATTCCACCCGCTGTTCTTGCAAGATCCGGTGCGCGTGTTCGTAACTTTCAAACAACACGTCGAGGGGCCGACCCATCATTGATTCAGGGTCGGTTTTCCAGAAGTAAGCCAGGTCATAGACCAGGGCCGTCAGGTCGTCGGTTCTTCCGATCCATTCGACAGGAAAAAACCAGTCACCAGCCAGGCTAGGTTATTCAGGTCGACCAACGACAATTGTTCGACCGAGCCTTGCGGAATGGCCGCGCAGACCGTCAGATATTTGCAAGTCGCTTCCATGTCCGGCACCGGCATGTTGTTGTCGCCCAGGACATACGGCAGCACCTTGATCGCGCGAATCTCTTGGACGGTCGGGCGGCGCAACTCCAGCGCGGTCAGTTCTTCGCCGTGTGCTTTGATCGGCGTCTTGAGTTGTACGGTTTGTTTATCTGCCATTACTGCCAATCTCCGTTAATGCCTTCGAACTTGAGGCTGAGTTTTCCGTCGTCGCCATTCACCGTGGCGTCGTCGACCATGTAAGCGCCGCTTAATACATAGCTACTGCCGTCTTTAAATTCGGCGGTAACGGTCATATTGGTGGCCGTGGTGATTTTGCTAATGTCCAGGCCGGGCGTTTTCACCGCGTCAACTTTGATGGACGGGATTACGTCTTCTTCCTTGAAGTAACCCTTAACAATGGTTTCGCGTTTAACTTTGGAAATAGGGCATTCCACACCACCCGTAATTACCAATTGGTCGCCATCGACTTTGATGTAGCAAGTACCAGCAACTTTCTGGCCCATAAATAATTCCCACTAAAAAGCCCGCACAGGGCGGGCTTAGTTGTTCTGAATCGGCTTACGCCGCGTCGGGGTACTGCAAACGGAACTGGTACAGCAACGCGAACACGCGCAACTGATTGACCAGATCCGGCGGGAACAACACGTTGAGCCGATTCGGATTGTCGGCCGCACGCTCAACAATCAAATTCGCCTTGAACAGGTCCATGTTCTCAACGATGCCGGCGCGCTCCAGTTCACCGTAGGCCGCGATCAGCTCGCCACGGATCACCAGCGGCGTGACGATGGCCTGGCCCGGGCCGAAGTTGGTGCCGTCGTTGGCCAGCTTGTGGCGGCCGTATTTGCTGGTGATGCGCGATTGCAAAGCTCGCAGCACGTAGGCCGATTGGTGCAGCGGCTCACTGTCCAGGTAAGAGTCATCCGCCTGGCCGTATGCATTGCGCTGGTAGGTCGTGACGGCGCGCTGGATCCGCACCAGGCTCCCGCTGTAGGTAAACGCGGCAATACCGCTGCTCAGCAGCGACTGCGCTTCATCGAGCATGAACCGATCACTGGCCGGCGCCGGATCGATCCCCGGCAGCGCGCCGGTCTGCGTCGGTCGGGCCGGGTCGGCACTGATAAACACCGCCGTACGCGCAGCAAACTGAGCGGCAAACTCCCAAACCGGCTGGGGCACGGTCGGTTCCATGCCGGCAATGCTCATGTGCGGGTCATTGCGCAGGCGGCCCGCTGCCACCAACTGGCCCAGGGTGCCGCGCTTGGCGCTGTAGACATGCCCCCAAATCTGCTTGGCCCAGGACCAGCGACCGGCCGTGTCGTTCATCACGTCGCGCCAGGCGTCCAGCGAGGCCGTATCCGTCCAGGGCTGAGCAATGAACTCGAAAGGTTCGTCACCCAGGGCGGCCAGCGCGGCCGTCATGTTCGGAGTGCCGACGCCGCCGGCCATGTCGGACAAGGCGACCGTCAGACCGGCCGGCGTAGTTTCGCCATTGACCCGGCCCAGGCGATTCAACGCCAGGGAAATATCGTTGCCCAGCTCGCCTTTGAATTTACAGGTCAGCGTGACCACGCCGTCAGCGGCCGCCGCCTTCACTGGCAGATCAATCGCTTCATTGATCGCATTGACCAGCGCGGTCGCCACCACTGATGCGGCGGCCTGCTCAGGAACGATCGAACTGACCCGCTTGCCGGCCACGTACAGATTGAGCAAACCGGCTTGGGTCGCCGTGCCCGTTACGGTAACGGTGGCTTTCGCCGCCGTGCCGGTTTCGACTTTCAACGGCAGGCACCAGACCTCACCGACGACATCAAGGTCGCGGTGCAGCTTGTGCATGGCGGCCAGCATCGAGCCATGGCCGCCAATGTCCTTGGCTTGCGACGTGCGCGACACCAGCACCAGGCTACCAATATCGTCACTGGTGGCGTCATCGTTGACTTGGGCGACGATCAGACGGCGTAGCGACGACGTGGCGCTGTTGGCCATGGAGTTATCAATTTCCGCATAGAACAGCGGGACGCGGATATCGCTCGGAATGTTGCTGAATCCGACGCTCATGGTGCAGTGCCCTCAGCGGTGGCGGCCTTGGCCTTTTTGGGTTTGGGGTCTTCGGCCTGCTCGGCGTCGCCCGCTTTGATCCGGCGTTGCCAATAGACACTGTTCGTCACCCAGGCGCCGACCTCGGGCAACAGCGCGTTGCCGTTGCCTGGGTCGGGGCATGCCCGGCCGGCGACCGGCTTTAGGAAAAGTCGATTCACGGTTGCAGATCCTCGCTTGCTTTGATTTCGATCCGGCCGTCAGGGCCAGTCGGGGATAGGTTCTTGTCGACCATGGGGTCGATAAAATCGACGTTGTAGTCGACGCCTTCAAACGGCTTGAGGCCGTCCAGTTCTTGTTCATGCCAGGTTTCAGCCGGCGGCATCGGCGCCCCTGGTGCCGGCGGGTTGCGGCCTAACTGAAACTCGGTGAAGAAGCGAAACCGGTACACCGCTTTACTGCGATTGATCAGCATCAAGGCGCTGCTGTCGTACTGGATCGGATCGCCATCGGCACCAGGGCTAAACCCCACGATGGCCCGCCACAGCTCCGCCCGCAGGTCGTGCAAGGCATCGGCGGCGGACTGCCCGCGTTCGTCCTGGTTGAACACTTCGACGCACACATCGAACTGATCGCGCACCACTTGGCGAATGGTGTTTTGAGTGTCAGAAGGGTCGGCATCATCACCCAGCACCACCACATAGGCCGCCGGCATGTCGGCCTTTGATACCTCCTTGGTGGGATCCCAATCGAGCGCACCGAATACCCGGCGCGCCAGGGTTGGGCACTGCTGACGCATGTGCCGGATTAGCGGGGTCAAACGCATGGTTGAAATTCCAGGCATAAAAAAACCCCGGTATTCGGGGCTTGGGTTGAAGGGCATTACAACGCGCTGGCAAATGCGTCGTTGAGGATCTTTTGAACGTCTGACTTCGCATCCTGCAGGGCGTCTGTCATGTAGTTGTCGCGTGGCGCAATCCGCCATCCGCCGGCCTTGCGTGCCGTGATCAGGTCGGCCCGCTCACCACGGGCGCGCCGGTTGCTTTTGCCGTGCCCTTTGCCCGGGGCCAAAGGCTTTACCTTGCTGCCCTGCTTTACGCCGTAGTGCAGGAAGGCCGGATAATAGGCCGTCATGCCGCTGGTCATTTGCGGGGCAACCTTGACCAGGAAGCCGGCCCGGGACACCTTGAAACCAATGGAATGCACCAGCTCCGAAGTGCGGTTGACCGGGTAGCCAGATTCGCCCCGAGACAGCACCAGGTTCATTTGCGCGCGCTGCGTGACCAGCAAGCCCGCCTTGCGCATGCCGGCGCGGATCTTGCGTTTATCGAAGGCTTCGCGCTCGAACTTGTCGAAGCCCTCAACGTGCAGATAACCGTCAATCGAAACCGAGTTAGCCATACGGATCACCGTAAACGTCACCCGTAACGGATCCAGCGCTTTGCGGGTTCCCGGTGATTTCCTCAACGTCCAGCATCGTGTCGATTCCCGCCTCGTTCAGGTCGCCGACAGCCGACACCCGGAACAGACGATTACCGCAGACCACCTCACAACGCTGATCCAGACCGCGCAGCATGGCGAACGTAATGCGGTGAGTAATCTTGTTACCGACTGTGATACCGCTGTTCACCAGGAGCGTTCCTAGTGGATCGATTTTGGCCCAGCGCCGGCCCAGCTCGATGTAATCCGAAACCAGCTCGTCGTCATCCTTGGGCTTGTCATTGCGACGGCGCAGCGTGATGCGCTTATCCCGTGCCCCCGTGTCGGGACTGATCATAACGTCACCCACAGGTAAGGGCTGGTGATGGCCGAGAAGGCTAGCGGCACTTCGCGCAGGCCGGTGCTGAGCGAATCCGTCACCGCCTCACGATTGCGCCGCCAGTGCGCGACCATCAACAGCATGGCCAACCGCAGATCCTCGTCCACCGCGACCGCGTTTTCAGGCGCGCCGGACGGCAGCAAGGTTTGCAAGTAGTCGTAATCGTCGCGCTGCTCCGGCGTGGCATCCGCCGGCACCACGACTTCGAACAGCTTGCGGCCGGTGACGTTCTCGACCAGGCGCCAAGCGGCGCGACCGTAGGCCAGCAGCAAACGGTCTTCTTCGGTCTGGTCCACCTCAACCCGGCAATGCTCTTTGATTTCTTCCAGCTTGAGCATCAGCGTACTGAGCCGATTGCTCGGCCCAGCTCCGTGTTAGGCCGCAGCAGGTTTGCCCTGCAACGCTTTGATAGCCGCCGTGTCTTGCAGGACGATGCCGAAGCGCAGGAAGGCCAGGAAACCGACCTGGCCGAATTCGGCATAACGCTCAACCAGACGTTTCAGGGTCAGGCTGCGAACCGCGCGCAGGATCAGTTCGTTAAAGTCGCCGGCATACATGAATTTCTTGCCGGCGGCGATATCGGCAATCGCCTGGTCGATCACGTATTGCTGTTTCAGGATGGTCGCCGGGCGGTCGCTGTCGATGCCAGGCAGCCACAGCGGACGGTTGTTGCCGTCGACCATTTCTTCCATGGCTTGACAGGTGTTGTCGTTGAAGGCCAAACGGAAATTCGGCGCCGCGCGATAGGCCGGGTCGACCGAGTGAATCAAGCCGTTGACTTCTTGCCAGGTGAATTTCGTTGCGGCGGCAGTAACTTTGCCAACCGTCACCGCCGCTTCCAGACCTTTCGGCTGGGCCGGTGTGTCGGCCGTTTCCGCCGCGCCCGTGCCTTGCACGATCAGGCGGTTACGGGTGCGGCCGCAACGCTTGCTGATGCGACCGGCCAGGAACGCTTCCATGTCGATCCCGGAGTCTTGCAACAACTGCTCAGACACGCGAATGATTTTCGAACTGATGGTGTAGGAACCCAGCGTCCCCATTCCAAACTCAACGTCCTTTTCCGACGCCTGCTTGTTCTCGCCGATCAGTTCGCCTTCTTCTTCGCCGCCATTACTGACCGCCCAGGCAATCGGCGCACCGTTATCGGTGTTGAGCAACTGGCAAACACTGGCGATACCGCCGTACGTGCTCAGCGCCTCGATCACGCGCGCCTGCAAAGTGGTTGGCACGGTGTAGCCGCCCGCCTCTTGCCCGGTGGTTCCTTGGGCACGCATGGCGAGCACAGCGGAACGTTGCTCTGCCGTCAGACCCTCGGGGCCATGGCGCAGGAACGTTTCAAAGGCCGAACGTTGTTCGGCCTCATCGCCAGTCAGATCGCTGAGCGGGGTTTGCGAGTTGAGATTGCGTGCGCGACCTTCGACAAACGCCTGGTCGTTGTCGCGCAGCTCTTCTTCACGTTCGATCTTTTCCTTGATGCCGGCCAGCTCGGTGCGGATAGCTTCCCACTTCGCGCGCGTCTCGCCCGTCCATGCGTCTTCACCAGTGCTTTCGTGCAGGCTGCGCATCTCCGCCGCTTTAGTGGCGTACAGCGCTTTCAGTTCTTTCAGAGTCATACAGGGTTCCCCAGGGGTTATAGATCCAGCAGGTTCAACAGGCGCTCACGGGCATCGCGGTCGAACTGACCACGGGCTTCAAGGCCTTCGTTTTTCGCCTGTTTCCAAGCGTCTAGAGAGCGCTGAGCAGCGCTTGAATCGGGGTAGGCCGGAAAGGACACCGGCCCGACGTCGCGCAGCTCGGCGACCTTGTAAATGGTGCGAACGACCACGCCGTCTTCTTCGTGCCAGGTATCGCCGCCCGGGGCGACCACCATGGCGAAGCTGCTACCGGACATATCGCGGCGTGCAATCGGCGCGACAACCAGGTCGCGGATGGTCTGCGTATCCGGCGTGTCGATTTCGTAGGCCAAGCCGCGTTCATCGACGCTCAGACGCAACGTGCCGCTGATGGTCCGCCCCAACAGATAGTTGGGGTCGTGGTTGAACAGGCCGCGCGTGTCCTGGGCCAGTACGCTGTCAAAAGCGCCCGGGGCAATCACCTCGACAAAGAAGCCGCCCAGCAAGTCGCTGCGCACGTTGAACACGGCGGCATAGCCGGCGATCTTCGGCGGGCCGGACTGGCCCTCTGAAAGAGGGACAGCACGAAGCTCGCACTGCTGCGCCGGCAGCATGCGTTTTTCAATTTCGCTCATGGATTTATTCCTGTTGCGTTACGGGTAACGGCAAGCCGTCAGCCCCAAGAAGCCGCGCGTTGACGTTGATCAGCATCGAATCCAGCCCAGTGATCGGGTTCATGTCTTCGAATACCCGCACCTCGTTGCGCGTCATCCAGCCGTCAAGAATCGCCCGGCTGTAAAACTCGGCGCGCTCGGTTGGAGTGCCGCGCAACAAGCCGGCCAAGTTGAACTTGACGTAGTAGCCAGCCAGGCGCTCGGCGCGGGTGAAAACCTTGCGGTTTATTTCCTGCTCCCAGTTCACAATCCACGGCATGATTGAGTGCCGCACGAACTGGATAGCCTGTTCGCTGATGTTGGAAAACGTCGCCTTTTCCAGGTCGTTGATCATGTGCGCCGGCACGTTGAACAAGCCGGCGATTTCGCTTCGGGTCAGCTTGCGCGTCTCCAGAAACTGGGCATCCTCCGGCGCAATGGTCAGCGCCTTGTAATCCAGATCCGCCGGCAACAAGAGCGTCTTGTTTTCCGACTGCCGTAACTTGCCGGCGGCCGTGGCCCAAGCCTTTTTCAGGCGCTCCCAGCCGTCCTCTTTCACCGACCCGCTTTTAAGAGTGATGATGCCGGTAGGCCGACCGCCACCTTCGAAAAACTCCTTGCCGTAACGCACGGCCGCCAAGCCCAAAGCGATCGTTTCGGCGTTCTGACGAATCGGGCTGATGCCAACCTTGCCGTTTGAACCGATGGCCCGCACATGGATCATGTCTTCGGGCGCCACGGCCAGCGGCTGGTCGTCGTCATCCAGGGTGCCGTAGACCCAGCGGCGACCGTTGCGCAGCAGTTGCGTGCTTTGCGGCTGGCATAGCTCGATGCCCTGCAAATCGCCGCGCGGACCGCGCACCAGGCGGCTGTAGCCGTTACCCCACCCCAACGTATGAGCCTGTTTGGTTTCCCGCCACTTGTAGGACGTTTGCCACATGTTCGGTTCATCGTGGAGCAGGTAGTGCGCCGGGTGGTCCGTGCCTGGAACGATGCGGCCGTCGACCTTGCGCAGGACATTGATCGGCAACTGGGCCAGCGTGCTGGAAAGCACGTAAATACAGGCATACACCGCCGTCAGTTTCTGCGCCGTCTCCGGGCTGACATGAATGCCAGTTCCCCCCACCAGCAGTTCGCCCAGCTCCTGAGTGCTCAGCGAAACCGCCGGGTTTTCCATGCTGCGCCGTTCGTGACGGCTGGAGAAAATCACGACCGCCCCCAATACCAGGCGCCGACCATCATCAGCACACCGCCGGTAATCAGCGCGACACCAGAACCAAACTGGGCGTACAGCCCAGCCGTCAACAGGCAATAGCCCGCCGCCCCGAGCAGGTCGGGTAAGTATTTTTTCATAGGGTTACATCGCCAGAATGTCGTCGTCTGTGAGGTTGTCGAGCAAGCTGCGCTCGGCGTGGTCGGCCAGCATTGCGCGGCTCATGGCCATCAGGATGGCGACCATGCCGTCGATCTTGCGCAAGTTGCCTTTGCCTTCGTCTTCCTTCATCGGGGTCAGACAGCCGCGATATTCACGGGTCGTCACGTTGCCCGCCATCCACGACAACACACCGTTTTCAGGATGATTGAAGCGGCGCGACACCAGGGCCGCTTCCACCTCGCGCATAGGCATGTTCATCGTCTGAATGCCGCCGCCGACCTCGACCACTTCGGCGCCGTCCTCCTGCAACTGGTGGGCAAGTTGCGTAGCCCGCCATTTGTCGTAGGCGATTTCCTGAATGTCGAACATGTCGGCCAGGTCCTTGATGTCGTCACGAATGACGTCAAAGTCGGTTTCCTCGCCGTCCGTGGTCAGCAACTCGCCCGTGTTCACCCAGCCCTCGTAAGCATCCTTGAAGGTCGTTGCGCGCTCTATCGCACCTTCCGGCAGATAGGAGCGGCAGAACACCGTCCACACGTCCCGGCCGCGTTCGTCCTTGTCTTTGAACACCAGGGCGACGGCCGTTATGTCCGATTTGCTGGCCAGGTCGACACCGACCCAGCACTGGCGACCCCGGAACTGTTCCAGGGTCAATTCAGGATTGCCGCACGCCGCCCAGTCCGCCATGTTCAGCCAGGCCGAACGAGAGCTAACCCACACATTCAAATGCTTGGTTTTGAATTTGTTGAGTTGTGACGGGTAACGCTTGGCATTGGTCTGCATGCGCAGCAGGTATTCGTCACCGACCGACACCCCATAATTCGGGTTGGCCTTGCGCAACACCTTCGGGTCTTGCCAGTCGTCGCCCTCGTCAATGGTGTAGATGATCCCGAACAGTTCCTCGTTCTCGATCCCACCTTCGCCCAGGGCGTGCAGCAGCATGTCTTTGACCTGGCCGCGCATGACGTAGCACGGTCCGGCCAGGTTGTAACCGGCCGTGGTGATCACGAACATCAGCGGCTGTTCCCGCGCGCCCATGCCGGTGATCATGGTGTCGTATAGCGACGACGACGCATGTTCGTGGTACTCGTCGACAATCGCGCAGCTTGGCGAACTACCGTCGCCCGGGTCGCCAATCAACGGTTCGAACCGGCTACCGTCATCGGGTAGCGACAGGTTCATCACCATCAGTTCAGCACCGCACGCCTCGATCAGATCCGGCGTGTTCTTGAGCATCAACCGCGCCGGTCGGAACACCTCCATGGCCTGGTCTTCGGTGGTCGCACCGCAATACACCTCAGCACCAAATTCGCCGTCCATGGTGAACATGAATAGACCCAGGCCGGCGGCAATGACGCTTTTGCCGTTCTTGCGCGGAATCTCGCAATAGACCTCACGAAAGCGCCGCAGGCCGGTGCGCTTCGACCGCCAGCCGAAGATGCAGCAGAAGATAAATTTCTGCCACGGCTCCAGGGTGATCAGTTGTTTCTTGCCGGCCCACTTGCCCTTGGTGTGCGGCAGTAGCTGGATGAACTTACAAACCCGCTCGGCTTCGGCCTTGTCGAACTTCCAGGCATAGCCCTTTTTCGTGGACTTCTCCAGGTCGCCCAGGTGACGCCGGCAGGCGGCGCGCACCCACTTGCACGCCTCGATCTTGCCGGCCACCACGTCGCGGGCGTACTTGTTCGCCGCGTTGACGTTGGGTGAACTGGCCATAGTCGGTGGTTATCCGCTTTTGCCTCCCCGCAATGCGGTAAAGGGGTTCTTGGGTTTCTCAGCGCCGCCCGGTTTCAGGCGGGCGCGCGCGGCCGGGTCGAGGCCCAGCGCGCTGCCGAATGTCGCCATTTGCCGCATGGTTTCGTTCGCCACGGTGCAGGCCGGGTTTTTGATTTCCTGCTTGGCGCCCATGACGATGATTCCGTTTTTCGTAATGTCGTCTTGGGCTTCGCGCCAACGCTGGTACGCCATGCAAAACGCTTCCAGGTTGTGCAGATCCGTGCCGGTCAGGATCTTGGCTTCGATCAACCAGGGCGCGACCTGTTGCCAGGCGGCGACGGCGATAGGCCCGAACCATTCCGGCGGTTCCGGCACCACGACCAGGGCGTCGGGTGACGGCTCGTTTTTGTTCAGTTTCCGTTTGCCGGCGTTGCCCTGTAACACTTTCAGTGCGGTCGGCTTGGCTGGACGGCCCATGGACACCCCTCCAAATTTCCAAAAGTACGAATTTTTTAATTTCGCGGTCGCGCGTTAAAGGCTGGGCGAGCGGTGGAGAAGGCGAAAACCTCTAGAGATTTACCCCACCCCCCCTACCTGGTGATTTTTCGACCGTTTTTCGCTACCTGATGCCCGCACGTTCGCCGACGAGGCCTATACGGGCTTCGGCCGCTTCCCTTTGTGTTTTGGCCTTGTGGCAATCGCGATTTAGCGACTGCAAATTGCAAAAATCGTCAGTTCCTCCCATGGATTTAGGAGTTATGTGATCGACTTCGGTAGCAGGAAGGCGACAACCTTTGCAGTCATCGCACTGACACAGGTAGCGGTCGCGCTTGAGGACAGCGGCGCGCTTCTTGCGCCATGCCCAGTCATACCCGCGCTGCTCAGCAGTGCCGCGCTCAGGCTTTACCCAGCCGCTGGCCAGGTGCAAATGCTTGTCGCAGAAACCGCTAGAGTCTTGAGTCTTGGCCGGGCACATCGGCGACCGGCACGGACGCTTGGCCTTTGGCGGCATTGGTCGCAGCTCCTTGTTTCTGGATGCAGTCCAGCACCTGGGTAGCGCAGCGGACTAAGGCGTCTTCGGTTTCGTCCAAGGCCTGGGTCCACGCCTCGTTATTGAGAAGCGGCGGCCGACCCGGCAGGCGACACGGCACGAGGCTGCACGACAGCGCCGGCCCGGTAAGCGACGGGGTCGGTGGTTTCGGGTCGCTGGTAGCGCAGGCCGAGAGCAACAGGGACAAGCTCAGCCAGATAAGAGTTGGTCTTTTCATCGGTGCGTTTCAGCTCGGCCAGGTTGCGATTGAGCTGGGCGGCCTGGCCATCCAGCGCGGTACTGATAAAGCGGGTTTGCCGATCGATCTTGTCGACCGCATCACGCAACACTGCCTGGCTATCCAGGGCGGTCGCCATGGCGACCAATTCGCGGGCCATGCCCTCGTTCCGGACGGTCAGTCGCTCGCTGTTCTGCCACGCGTGATCAGCAAACCAAAGCGACAACGAGACGACCAGGGCAGCACCCAAGCCGCCGGCCAATCCGTAACCGTTCATAGCTCAAGCTCACATAAGGCGCGCTCAATAGCGCGACGGTGGACGATGCCGGCACAGTTGCTGGACTTGAGCCGGCAGTCTTTGCCGGCGACGTACACCCAGCGATCAATCTGCGCACACGCCTCGGCCGTGCGCCCAGCATTTGCCAGCTTGGCGGCCGTGGACTTGCAGAACGCCGAACCGCCGACGTTGTAGGCCATCAACCCGAAGGCAGCGCGCCGCGATTCCGGCATGGGATAGGTGACGCAACGATCAACCGCCGCCAGACCAATGTTGATGGCCGCCGCATTGCGCCGCTTGCAGCCCTCGACCGTCTCAATATCGCCCGGCTTGACGTCATAAGTGACGCCGCCGCAGATCGTCCAGACGCCGCCGATATCCTGGTAAGCAACCAGCGGATTCGCCTCAAGAATGGGCACGCTCTCTTGCATGATGCCGAAGGCCGTAGCCCCCGCAGCAACCACAGCAAAGATCGCCCTTGGAATGGTTACTTTCGCCATTTCTGCCACCAGGACGCGACCAGGGTTCGCCACCCCGGAAAAATGAGGGTTCCGATTGCCAGAACCAGATAGATCACGGTCAGTACGCTGATCCACGTTTCAATCGGGATTTCGAGAACCTGCGCCCCGACGTATGCCGCCGGAGGGGTCGCCTTAGCGAAAACAGCGGACGGGTCGGGGGATTCGTTCACTTTATTTTTTCCATAAAAAAACCCCCGACCAGTGATGGCCGGGGGCTAAGGGAATGACTGTGCAGTGCCACCGTGGCCGCAACATCACCACGATGAATCAAAAGATACGGAAAAGTGCCAAAGCCGTCAACACGAAAAGTGCAAATTTACTCAGATCGTGTAAAAACCGCGCACTATCAACCCGCTTTTGGCGTTACCCGTCACAACTCGACGGCAGGAATCTTGAGTTTCCATGCAGTCGGGGTCAGCAGGCACGCAAGCTCACCCTTGAAGGCACCGCCACAGCCCGCCGGCAACGTTTTTCCGCACTGCTTGCACGGGTAGCGCTGCGCATCGGCAATCTGCCCCTTAAGCCTGGCACTGTCTTCGCGCACAAGAGTACATATGTACTCTTCTACATCGTAAGGCCCATCCAGGCCGCCACGAATGGTCCGTGCCTCGTCCAGCATGGCGCGCAACGCCGGGCCAAACTTCGCCGTAACCTCTTTAACGTCCTCAGCCTTTAATCGCTCGCGGCGCTTCTGCTGCCGCTGGGTTCCGGCCTTTTTCTTCGCGGCGTTACCCGTAACGCTTGCTTTGGCCATGATCAGCCTCGACCGGTTAGCGCGCGCTGGCTGTAACGCGTCAACTTATGAATGTGACGGGTAACGCTTGCTCGAGCATTGTTCGGCTCACGCCCAAACCGCCGGCACTGATTCCAGGCCTCGACATTGACCCGACTGGCGTAGTCCTGGGCGCACTTGTCGCCCTGGGGCTGAATAAGCAGATCGAGCGGCGCGAAAAACACACTTTCTCGCGGCTTCTTTGTTGGTCGACGCGGCACCGTCATTTTGAACCCTCGAAACTCATTGATAGAGACGCCGGCCATAAGCCCCGTGTGAAAAATGGCGGTGCGGTCGCGACCAGACGCCATATCAAAGCCGACCCATCGGGCCGGCTGGGGTTCCGATGGCTTGACCGCCAAAAACGAAAGCGCACGCGGGAAACGAACGCGCAACTTCTCCAGGCTGTCAGCCAGCCAATCCACCACGCGCACCAATGGCGCGAACAGCACGTCCATGGCTTGGCGCAGGTCTGCTACAGCCACAGACAGATCACCGACAACCGTAGGCTTTTCGCAGATATGACAGTAGTCAGCACAGCAGCCATATACGATCCGGCAAGCCTTGCAATGACTCAAATCAACGTCGATCACGCTCATGCTTGAACCCTCCCGGTGATTCGCTCCCACCAGGTCAGGCGGCGCGGACCGGTGACTTTCGACTTCTTGAGGATCAGTAGCAGGTGACGTAACTGGGTGTACTGGTTGACGTGCATAGGGCTGGCCTCGATCCACTCGCGCACCTCGGGACGGTTAACTTCGGTACTGAGAATTTGCGCAATCTCAATCAGGTACGACGGCTGTATTACCTCGCTCCATTGGTCTTGCCACAGTTCCAGGGTGTGACGCTGTCCGGGGGTTTTCATGGGATTAACTTCCTCCTTTAGAATGAATGTTTAAGCTGCGCTGAAAGCCGCGTGGTTATTGGCTTGCATCGAATCAGGCTGTGCGGCCTGTCTCGCTTCTGTCTCGGCGTGGTGGCCGTGCAACTGGTCGAATCCACGGGCATCTAGCCAGGCGTGCCAGCGCTCCAGGGCGGCCCGTTTCTGTGCCTTTAAGGTGGTGTGGATATAAACGGCGCTGACGCCTTGCAGCTTGTGATTGAGCAAGAATTCCCCGACCAGGTGATCCACGCCCAGGTCTGCCCAGCACGTCCGAGCCACCTTGCGCAGGTCGTGACTGGTCCACTCACCACCGGTCAAGGGTTTGAATAGATCGTCGGCTTGTTTGGGATTGAGGGGTTTGCCGTTGCTGCCCGGGAACAAGTACGCCCCGTCATATCCGGCGGCTTTTTGTTGCTCAAGGTAAAGGCGAAGGAAGGCGCAGATTTGATCGGTCATCGGGACCACCATTTCCGCCCGGGTCTTGGCATCAGTCGACGGAATAAACCACTCCCGATCCTCAAAATTCAGGTTCTTGATTTTCGTCAGTCGGGTTTCGCCGATGCGTGTACCGTGGGCCAGCATCATCACCGCCAGGACAACGGATTTCGGGATCTTGCCTTGCCAGGTCGCCACATAAGCCAGCAGACCGGCCAGCACACCGCGCACCTGGTCAGGACGAATAGCCCCGGGCTTGGCCTCGATTCGGGTTTCAATGAAGTCGGGAAAGGTGAACTCTGCCAGCGGGTTGACGGTGATCAGTTTCAGCTTGTGCGCTTGCTTGAAGGCACCGGTCAACACACCAAACACCTGGCGCACGTAGGACAGCGCATACCGCTCTTGCAAGGGCCAGATCAGCTTTTCATCAAGGCACGATTGATTCAGCTCAGTCAGGCGCACAGACGCCAGGTTCGGCCACAGGTGACACTTGATCACCGACCGGATGGCGTCTTTGCGCTTGGTTGATTTATTGCGTTCGCGCTTGCTGCGTTCTCGGTACCAGGTCAACAGCTCCCCGACCGTTTGCCAGCCATCCACAGCCACCGAGGCAGACGGATCAATTGCCAGCTTCTGGAGAATCTTGGGTAGCGCGTCCATGAAGTCGGCAGCGCCCAAGGCCGGCCAGTTGGCAATTTTGCTGTAGGGGTTTACCTGGCCCTTGCTGTAGGTGACGACGTACCAACTGCCCGAGGCTCGGGAAGCGTGGTAGCGGAATACGACGGGACGGCGCGAATCGCGCAGTTGCTTGACGGTAGGGTCTGCGGCATGACGCTTAATCGCCGCATCTGACAGCGCAACACTGACGGTTCCGCTTTCGGGTTTTGACATGGGCCTGGCTCCTTGGGTAAGGCGACCAGGCCAATCAGTCAGGCGGCCCGGTCGCGGGCTGGGCGCAGGACTCCCCTACCCATACAAGCGACGGGCATACAGCGGGGAAAGACTGCGCACTGATTCATTCTTTAATTCTTTAAGTCTTTATTTCATTAATTCGTTAGCGGATTCGGACGGTTCTATCGCCGCATCAAAGGCTTTGCCTGCCTGGCCCAGGCAGCGCGCAGCACGACCAAACGGCGGTGCACCTCGCTCAGCATTGGGCGGCAGCGTGACCACATCGACCGCTGCCGCCAGAGGCGTTACCGCCACAGCTACAGCGGCCTTTGACAGGTTGAACAATGTTCCCAGCATGGCGACACCTCGACTATTTGACGGGTTGAATCTTGTTGCGCAGCTCATTGGCGCGGCGCACTACCTGGTAATGCTCGGCCGTCTTCTCGGCGGTCGGACCTGGCATGGCCAGGTAGTCGGTCAATACCAGCACAAAGGCGCGCAGCTCCTTGGTGTGTTCGATCAGTTCAATCGCGGGCTTGAACTCGGCCTGTTGCTTGTATGGACCGAAATAGTTCTCGACCTTGGCCAGTTGTTCGTTGGTCATTCGCTTAACCTCAGTTTGTCTGCAATCAGTTCGCGCGCCTCGGACAAGCGGCGCATGTAGGTGCGGCGACTGATCCCCAAGGCGTGGGCCTTCTGGTACTGGTCAAGGCCGCATGGGTCGTAGTCAGTGATTCCGCGCCGCTCGGCGACCTGCAAGTCAGCGGCGCCGTATTCAAAGCGCAGCACGTCCGCGCGCATCGGATCGGCGGCATACATCGACAGCACAGCGGATTCAATGGCCCACTCGATGCCATCGGCTGGCCCGCTACCGGATCCAGACCCGCCGAAAAACAGCTCGCCCTTGTTGTCGATCAGCTTGGCCAGCATCGAGCGACCACCCGGCGCGGTGCCTCCTGGGAGGCTCCAGCGCGCCCAAAGCTCAAGGCCGATATCCAGGTCGGTTTTGCGTCTGGCCATGGCTGGGCGCCTTACTGAGCGGCCAGCGCGTCGACGGCTGCCGCGCACAGCGGCGCGATAGTGCGCAACTGGGGTAATACCAGCTCCGACAGCGCATCGAGCGGGGCCAGGACGTGGCGAAAACTCTCAGCCTTGGCGGTGACGTTGAAGTCGCCTTGGCGCATTACCACCTGATCAGAAGGCGCGCCGTAGACGTGCCAGACAACGCCACCATGGTCACGCACCACGCGGGCTTCTTCTTCTGTCAGGCAGTGAACAACCACCAGGCCGCCGGCCGGGTTTTTGGTGCTTTTGTCCAGGGCGGTGTCGAGCGCATCACGCAGGATCATCGAACGACGTAGCGGGCGGTTGATGCCCGGGGCTGTCACCGCAAAGGCGGCCAGTGATTCTTTGCCCGAGTCGACCAGGCGGTCAGCAATGGCGGTGCGCTCGGCTTCGGTACCGCCGGAAAGTGCGATCAATAACAAGGTGTTTTCCTCGGCCAGCCGTCAGCGGCGGGCTCGTACGATTTTGGTATTGCGCACAGTCTTCAAAAATTCATGCAAGGCGGCCGGGCTGGGCGCGGTGTTCGCCTGGCGGGCAAGCTCTACGGCCTGCTCCATTTCTTCTATGGTCACGTTGGTGGCACACCACCGACGGAACAAATCTTGGTTGTACGGGTCTTTCCCATGCAGCGGCGGCAGGCTGAGTTCAAATTCGAACCAGCGGCGCCACTGATCGGCGATCTTTGGCAGCTCCAGAGCCGGCAGGAATTCGGCGAAGTTCATCAGCGTTACGCGTAACGATGCGCCGGCTTCGGCGGCCTGCTCTTGCGAGAGCCAGCCATCTTGGGCCAGGTAGTCAAGGAATAGGCTCAGCTCCAACGGGCCAGCCTGTAAGGCGCTACGCCAGTCACTGGCCGGCAGCTCGATCACGCCAGAATCCCGGGAAGGACTGGCCGCGAACAGCTCCAGTAACTTGACCAGGCGCGCGAAGCCGGCAGGGCCAAAACGCTGTTCGACCTTGAGAACGATCGGCAACGCGGAGAAAAGCGGCGGGAGGCTAAGCGCTGGCATTTTTCACCCGGGACTTAAGCAACTCCAAGGCAAATGGCGCATAGATACCGTTCCAATCTACGCAGCCTTCTGACTTGATAAGGATCTTGACGCCCGACTCAAAAGAGGGCCGGCGCTCCTTGCGATACCACGACATAACAGTGCGGGGCTTTTCACCTAGCAGACTGGCGACGGCGTTAATCGCGGCTAGGCTCAGCTTGCCTGCCGGCGTCACTCCACCGACGCTTTCAATCCACTGGTTTAATTCCACAAATAGACACCCCTTTACACGATTAGTGTAATTCTATTTCGACTGGATCCCATTCCTCAAGCTTTTTTTCGCAGTATCTACACTTAAAGTGTATATTTCTTCGGGTTACGGATAATATCCATCTATTGCCAAGGCGTGAAAACTCACGGCGCCGAATGAGAGATTGCGCATGTCTGAATTAATGGAAATTGTGGCCAA